ATATTTATCATATCTATATTTCTTATCTTCTTCAGTTTCATTATTACGAATATCTTTAAATATTTTTGATTGCTGTTGTTTTCTATCTTCATCATAATTACGTAATTTACCTTTTTCTTGCCATATTTTTCTATTTCGTATCATAGCTTCAGTAGGATTACTATTTAATTTTTTGATATTTTCGGAGAGTATTTTTCTACCTTCCTCTGAAATAACAGGAGAACAAGAAGCATGATATTCCCAATGTTCTTTTGCAGTCATTGGAATAAGGTTTTCAGGATTATTATTATGTTTATCAAAATCCTTATGATGTATAGCAACATCATATTTCATATTATCATTTTCATTTATTCTATGTTTAGCTTCTTCTATTTCATCAGACTTAAGATACTCTGCTACTAATTTATAAACACTATGATATTTCCCGGTAGAATTTAGTTTAATTCCATCATAACCATTTTGCCAGACATTAAAATATAATGGCATTAGAGATTGACCTACTGTTAGAGTTTGAGCTTGTTTGTAACTACCGTCTCTTAACATATATAAATGATCTGGAGTGGTTATTATTTCCTGATCGTTATCAAGTGTAACCTTAATAAATTCAGATGTTGTTTTTGTAATCCAAACTTTCTCTACTATACCAGGTTTAAAATCTCCTTTTTCATCAACTGAATAAACATACAACTGTTCACCAGAATTAAACCTATCTAACATTTCTGCTATAGTAGGCGTTGAACCATCTAATAATTTGATCTTAGTATCAGGATGCAGACAAGAGCAGTGAATATAAACATTGTCACTATTGAAAGCAGACACTAACGCTCTCATAATTATCTTTAAATCAAATTTTTGATCATTTCGTTCAAGTTGTTCATGAATCTGATCTAAAACTCCACCGAATTTTATCTGAACAATGTAGTTATTTGTTTCTCCTTCAACATTAACATTAACTAATAATATGTTATTTTTAAATAGATCATTCATATCAATGGAATTAAATTCTCTTACTGAATTTAATATTCTTGAATGTAATCTACGTTGATATCTATTTTTACCTTTACTTTGGTCTGTTACATAATTATCTGCATGTTTAGATTTATTTATGAGTTCTTGTCTCTTATCCTCATTAAGTTGATACATAAATAAACCTCTTTTCCTTTATCACATTCTATTAATTAACTGACCTTTAGTTAAATTTTCTAAAGATAATTTCTTTGAAAGAGCTACATCTAAAGCATCTTTTAGCTGCTGTAATAATCCTGCACTTCTTATTTCTTTAAATAAAGTATTACCTTTACTATACTCTCCATCAGCAGCAATACTGTTATGTCGAATCAAATATAATGTATTAATTACATTAGTAATTTCTTCATAACTATTTCTTTGTAAAACTTGATTTATCTTTTCTTCCCACTTTGTAAATTCTTTTTCTACATTATGCTTTGTTATAGATTTAATAGGTTTAGGCTCTTTAACCCATTTATTATCACAAACAGAATAGATACCATTTGAAATAATACCTGACTTAATATCTTGAATATACATCTCAACTTCTATACCATGAATCTTTACATCAAGATTTTTATTAAATGTTGATTTTTTTGCATCATATAATGCTTGTAAAATTTCTACATCTTGTGAAACTAATTCAAAATTTGCAATTATATGAACATCTAAATCAGAAGTTTCAGTATAGTTATAAGATGCGTTTGACCCAACAAGTTGAATATCTGCGATGTCAATTGGAACTTGTATATAAGATTCAAATTCAGAAACTATTTCTATAATCTGTTTCCTAACATCTGGTAATAATAGATTAGTATTAGTATCAAAAAGTTTAGGGTTTAAAGTATCATGAATTTGAAAATCCTCATTCATTATTTTCATAGCAATTCCTCATAACCAATCTAGTTATATGGGGTTAGTATTATTAAACTAACCCCATACTAAGTTCAAATAAGTGATTATTCTATACCAGACATATCAAGTTCTGCTCTATCATACTGAATAGTAGCAGTAACTTCTTTCTTATTATTTTGCTCATTGTTCATGCCAGTTTCTGAAAGACCGCTTACCCAGCAACCTCTCATTATCCATCTACGAACAGGCTGATAATCAGGACTATACTCAATCAGATAACAATCTTTCTTATAATCAGATGCAAGACCAACTTTTTCAGTTCTAACATTGTAAGAAAGATTTTGCCATGCTTCGAGAACACCAGCAGTATCCGCTCCAATATAGTCATTAAGAACAAGCTGCCCTTCTGGGAATGTTGGTACCCCTGCATATTTTAGAGTAGTATTACCTCTCTGTACAGAAATAACACCTTGAGTAAAATGCGGAATGGGCACAGAAATTGCAGACATTCGAATTACTTCTTGAGCATTCGCGTATGTAGAAGACTCGGATCCAGCTTTCAAAATACCATCAATATCTGATACTATAAACTCAAAGTTATTTGTTCTTTGAATTTCATAGATATTAGGATTATTGGCAAGATGATAAGTACCTATAGGAGTACCTGGAGTAGAACTATCATTTATTGTAGAGTTATAATCCACACCATTAATTCTAATCATTTATTTTTTCTCCTTCTAAATAAGATAAACATTAACAATTAGATTATTCTTCTCCATCTATGTAAACGCCTTCATCATTCAGATAAATAGTAATATCGAATGATTCAACAGCATAGATAGGATACAATCTAATCTTAACATTTATTTGTGTTTTATCTGAATCAGGAAGTTTAACTATCTTATAATTATGAATACCGAATCCTGATACCATCTTATCTAAAATCGGGGTAACTAGAGACAAGAAGTTAACCCATAACACATCAGTGTTCTGTTCAAATAATAGCGATTGACATGCTGTAAAGAGCTGCTTCTTAACATCACTAACTAAGTTTCTTATATTTAAGAACGATATAGCTGTTGTTCCTTGATTTATGCTATTATCAACTAATGTTCTATTTCCCCATATACACTGCCCATAAGGTCTAATGTTAGTAATCGGATTTATCGCTGTTACTACATCAGAAGTGAAACTGTCTGCAATAGCATTAGTTAATGCTTTAACTGTTCTAGGAGCAACTAAACCTGTTACCTTACCTCTTGTAGCACCTGCTATTGCATTCCAGTTTGGAAATACTTTTATTGCAGAAGCTAAACAAGATAAATATGCAAAGGAAGCAGGAAGTACACAAGTTGAAGCAAGTGTAACTCTTGTAGATTCTACCCAAGACCATCCTCTATAAGAATTTATAAGACTCATTTCAACTGAAGGAGTAAACATTGCAGCAAAAGAATTGTAAGGAGACGAAACCATGTTCGTACTGTTATTCATTGCATAATAAACAGACTCAGGACCTGTTAATTTTCTTGCAGGATTATCAGTATGATCTATTAATGCAACTGCATCTCCTCTGTTATAGCAGAGAAGCGCCATCATTCTTCCTATATTGTTATTATAATATTCAAATACAGGATAACCACCAGTAGTTAAGTATTTAAAGGAATATAATCCTCTATCTAATAGTAAAGCATCAGCAACTTCAAGATAAACAGAGAAACTGTCGCCAACTTGAATAACAGCACCTTGTTCTTGTGTAACTGTAATACCACACTCTGCTAAATTATAAAGATGCCCATCCGAAGATAACACCCATCCTTGTGTGTAAAGGTTTGCTATTGTAATTGTATCTCCAGTAGCAAATGTACCGCTAACTATAATGCCTTTTGAAGCTATATCTGTAACTACATCATCTAATTCCCACTTATCTGTTGTACCATTATAAACAAAAGCATAAGTTTCATTATCCACAGGATATTGAGAATTCCAAGTTTGCTCATCAAAAGTTACAAATGCAGATGGTGTCCAAGTACTTAATTCCCAAGCAGAAGAATTGAATACCCCGGTGGTATTCTTTAAGCACTTAAAAATATTACCTGCATATCTACAATACTGACCTGTAGTATAATTTTGATTTTCATCATAATCAAGAGCTAACTTTGCAAGTAAATCTGCAGAATATGAAATTGTTCTTTCAGGATGATTTGAATATACAAATTCATAAGTGCCTGAATCAGAGAATGTTTGATAGAAAGCATA